CACAATTCAACCCACCGACAAGGTGGTATTTATCGAGAAGTCGTTCACTGAAACTGAATGGCCAACCGGACTTATCACGACCGACACCATTTACACCTGCGAATAAACATTTCCCCACATGAAGAAACTACCCAAATACACAGTTATCACCATCGACTCAGCAATCCACGAAGAGGTTCGCAAACATTGCGACGAGAATGGTTTGAAGATCGGATTTTTCGCTAATCAAGCGTTAAGGAAGTTGCTGGACAAGAGGTGCGCCACGACGAAATCGAGCGCGCCTTCTACCGCTAGTACAACGAACGAATAATGGCGAATCGCACCGTGTGGTGCGGACAAAATCCTTCGCTCACTATGAAGCAGTGGGCGGAGAGATAAATTTCCTAAAATTATGAATCTAAGAGAATACCAACAAAAAGCAGTAGAGTGGGCCAAAACTAGCGATGGTCTGATCATCGCCCCCGCCGGTAGCGGTAAGACATGGATTGCCGCGAGCATCATCAAGAACTATCAAAACTGCGGATCTGGATTGAGATTCGGTTGGCTTGCTCCAACCCGCGAGACATGTCAGCAAGCGCGCACATCGCTCCGTGTTGCCGGTGTGCCTGATGAGATTGTGGATGTCCGCTGTCCGCATGAGTCAGTGGACTTCAGCAAGAAGGACATGCTCATCGTGGACGAAGCCAAGCACAGCCCTGCCGCTGGATGGCGTCGCATCATCGAGTCCTGTAACGGTATACGTTATGGTTTTGACGCCACTCCTTGGGGCGACGATCCAGATCGGAACACGGTAACACGAACGCTCTTCCACAACCGCACCTACGAAATCAAGCGCAGCGACATTGGCGATTCATTGGCCGACGCTTACCTCGAAATCAGCCACGCCACGGACCTGAACCTCCAGCAGAAGATCGATGATAACATCGACCGGCTGTTCACCGCTCGGCGTCGGTACATGCGGATAAGTGACGACGAATTGAAACGCATGTGCGCTTGGGAATCGCTTGTGGACATCGGCATCTGCGAGAACCGCGAGCGCAACAACTACGCAATCAACTACGCGGTCGAACACCTCGACATGCAGACGCTCATTCTCATCCCGCGCATCACGCTGGGCGAGGATTACGAACACCGGATTCCGAATTCTCGTCTCGTCCATTCCAAGATTGCGAAGAAGCAGCGCAAGGCCGCGATGGAAGAATTCAAGGCTGGCAACCTGCGAACCATGATCGCCACAAGCTTGGCCGACGAAGGATTGGATCTGCCCAATGTCGAACTGCTCATCATGGTCAGCGGCGGTCGGTCGTCGCAGAAGACCATCCAGCGAGCCAGTCGGGCATTGCGGAAAACAGAAACCAAGAACTGCGCGACAATCGTAGATTTCTCTGACAAGTTCCACCCCATCGGGGCATTCCACGCTAAGAAGCGCATGACCTGCTACCGTGAACTAGGTTGTATTTTCCAATGAGTGTATCCACGACAGCAAGCGAAACATCCACGCCGACCGAGAACGTAGTCTATCTGATCGGCGAACTGCGCGGCATCAGTCGGCAAACCGAAACCAAAACCGGCTCGCTTATGGTGCGCCGCGTTATATCAATCGCCCGTCACTGGACCGACAGCGAAGGGCGCTTCCACGAAGACTTCGACGATTTTGAAATATCCTCATGGGGACAAGTTGCGGAGAAGATCATGGAGATTCAGAACGGCGCTCTGGTGCGCGTCAAAGGCCGTGTAAAGGTCGAGCGTTGGACGGAAGGCGGAGACACGAAATCAGCGGTTCGAATCGCTGCCGAGAACGTCACTATCCTTTGTTACTAAAAATAATATTGAGCGAATGAAATCAAACCAAACAATCGTTGCGGTCGATCCGGGTGTGGGCGGCGGATTCGCGGTCAGCACGTCGGAAAGAATACTGCTTTTCCCAATGCCCGAGTCGCTGCCTGACACGGCGCGGTTACTGGCAGGATTCAAAGTCAGCGACTCCCATCTGTGGGTTGAGAAGGTGCCAAAGTTCGTCAGTAAACTCACGTCGTCGGCCAGCATGGCGACGCTCCATGAAAACTACGGGATTGTGCAGGGGATTGGCTACGCGCAAGGCTACGCACTCCACCGTGTTGAGCCGAAAATCTGGCAAGAACCACTTGGACTCGGAGGACGTAAATCATGCGAAACCGGACCAGAATGGAAGCGAAAGCTAAAAAGCAAAGCTCAGGAACTGTATCCGAATCTCGATGTGACGCTTCGAAACTGCGACGCCCTGCTGATTCTCCACTACGCGATGGGAGGAGGCAGATGATCCAAAAGATGCACCGTCCGCCCTCGCCCGAGGAGCTGAAGCAATTGCTCATCGCCGCGTTCGCTATGGGCGTCGTCGTCGCCAGCGCCTACTTTATTCTCTTCGTTGTCAAATGAGCGAGAACAACATCAAGCCCATGTCCGAAGAAACGGACGTGGAGACATTGCGAGCGGCCATCGCAGAATACCAATGGTTGGCCAGCGTACTTTTCAAATCTCTCGGGTGCGGATGCAACGGAACTCAAGACCTTTGCTGGAACTGCACCCAAGCCGAGCGACACTACAAACACACAATCGAGACATACAAATGATCAGCGCAAACAAAATGCCCATTATGCGGATAGCAGAAGCAGATGAATCACCCGAAAAGATTCACTTCGCTTACATCGACCAAAAGTACAAGGAGTGGCTAGTCCGACGCGGATTCGTCAACGAACTTGGTCAGGAAATCGGGATGAGAAAAGCAGGCGGATGGCGCGGAAAGACGGCCAAAAAAGGTTAATTAATGGAAACTCAAATCACGAGAGAACAGTTATTGAAGGAAGCACCGGCATTGATCGACTATGCGATTCTTCGAGGTTGGATAACCAAGCCCAAGCCAAAGGCTCTAATTGTTGACGGTGTTTGGCATGCGGCTGGTACAGGACATCTCGATAACGCCTCAGAAGATGAAATTCAAAAACTCAGGAAACAGTACGGTGCAGGTTGAAGTCATTTCCGATGACGTAGAGATACGAATCGGGGAAATGAAATGGGTGGGGATAGCCTACACTCGTAACGGAAAACCCAAGGTGTACGTTCGAACGAAGGCCGAATTCAAGGCCAAGTTCATCCCGGTCATTGAACAAGCACCCTAAACTCTACATCGCAGCACAAGAGCAGCTCTTTGCGAAGTTTCAGTCTCGCTCCATACCAATTCAACACTGGAGCAAGTACCTGATGACCCCCAAAGAGCTGTCTCTCCTTTTCGCAAAATTCGAAGAATCAAAGTCGGTTCTCCAGCAAATCGCCTCGAATGATCTGGGCGAAAGCGGGGACATAGCGCGCAAACAACTTGGAATCAAATGAATCAATCAAAGATCGACCGTGCAAGAGCATGGCTCAGAAACACGCCGGGAGCCGTCACAGGGCAAAATGGGCATGGAAGCACCTTCGCCGTCGCAACCGCGCTCATACACGGTTTTGAGCTTAATGCGGGGGATGCTGATACGCTCCTCAATGAGTACAACGCGAAATGCCTCCCGCCGTGGAAACCACATGAATTGGCCCACAAGCTCGATCAAGCGTCCAAGGTTTCGCACGACAAGCCGCGTGGCTGGCTCTTATCCGCTCAGTCAGGCATTGGTCAGGGCGGCAATCCCATCTCGCCCACCGGCAAGTTCGTCGTTCGCACGATCCAAACGATGCCGGAACCTCAGTCGCCGTTTACGACAATCGACTTCCTGAAAGCCTGCTTCGAGCCGGACGAAGTTGTCTGCATTTGTAACGACATCATTTTCGACGAAGAGGGTCGAGGTAGGCCAGCCTCCAAGGGTACGTTCCTCAAGCGCGACGAATGGATTAAGAATCACTTCACGCCGCCCATCAGCGCCATGTGGAACGGCAGCGACAGCAAGGGTGCATACGTCCGTATCAATCCATGCTTCGACGAGAGCGGATCGGATTCCGGCGTGGCGAACTTCCGCCATGTCTTAGTCGAGATGGACGAGAAGACGAAAGACGAGCAATGGACAGCGTTGAAGGAGTCGAAGCTCCCGCTATCTGTCGTCATAGATTCCGGCGGCAAGAGTCTGCACGGCTGGGTGCGCGTTGAAGCGGCCAATAGAGAGGAATGGAACGAGCGCCGCGACGTCGTCTATCGCTACCTCGAAAGCATCGGCATCGATCCGAAGAATAAGAACGCGAGCCGGTTCAGCCGTCTGGCCGGTGTAATGCGCGATGGCAAGGAGCAGAACCTCTTAGCCGTCAACGTGGGCGCAGTGAACTGGGAAGCGTTCAAGGACGACATGGACGCGCAGGACATGCCGATGGAGTTCTCGATAGATGCCATCATCGAGTACGACCCACAGAATGATCCTGACAATCTGATCGGCGATAGGTGGGTTCGACGCGGATCATCACTTCTCTTTGTGGGGCAAAGTGGATGCGGCAAAAGCTCGATGGCCGCGTATCAGGGTCTGAAGTGGGCGTCCGGCGAAGCTTGGTTTGGCGTAAAGCCCGTCCGGGCGCTAAAAGTAGCTTACATTCAGGCGGAAAACGACATCGCCGATCAGCATGATGCACTCAAGGGCGCTGCACAGATGACCTTTGGTAAGGAGAACTGGGAGCGAGGTCTTCGGAGCGCGAACATGTTATTCTTCCGCGAGACGGTGAGAACTGGCTCCGACTTCGCGACGATGCTTCGCCGCCTCGTTCGCAAGACTAAGGTCGATGTGGTTTACATCGATCCGCTGCTCTCCTACATGGGCGGCAATCCATCGGATATCGAGGTTTGCGCGAACTTTACGCGGCACTTGCTCCAGCCGATTATGATGGAGACAGGCGTAGTCCTGATTCTCGTTCATCACTTCCCGAAGCCCAAAGGTCGAGACGACAAACCGGAGAGCGTGGCAGAGATGGCCTACTCAGGATTCGGATCGTCGGATCTAACGAACTGGGCCAGAGAGGTGATTGTGATGAAGGAAGTTGGTTTCAATCAACCTCGACAATTTATGCTCGGAATGGCGAAGCGAGCGGATCGTTCCGGCATGACGGACAAGGAAGGAAAAGTCACCGGATCGATTATGATCCAGCGTGGTACGGGCGGCGACATCTCATGGAACTACGCAGATCCACAGAAGTTCGTCGTCGATAAGGAGTCGGCCAAGAAGCCGTACTCCAAAGGACGCTATCCTAAGCGTTAGCCTTTTCGCGCAACGCTCGACGACGACCTTTGGCAGCAAGAGACAAAAAGCCTTTTTTGCCGTATTTTTTCATGCCAATGGATGCCGCAAGAGCCGCAGGATCTTTGACGCCCTTGCTCTCAAGACTGCTAACGAGTTTCTCGTAACGTCCGCCACCGCCAAGTTTCATCTTGTCCATAAAATTACCATGCTTTGCATGACCACGTTCTGGGTTTGGTAGGATCTTTCGCCGTATCGCAGTTATGCCGCGCACGGAAATTCTTACGACGCTCAGGATTCGACTTCTTGATCGTCATATCAGGATCGCCGAAGCGAACGATGACGACCTTGTTCGCCGGATTCTTAACGTACACCGCGCTCTTCTTACGCTCACCCGGCGTGTAGAAGGGCTTGTTCAGTGTCACCTTCTTGCCCTGATAGGTATTACCTTTCTTGGAGAGGGATGTTTTCATTAGTCGCGGCGACGGGCTTGACGTTGAGCTTCACGCATCTGCTTCTCTTCGATCTGGCGCTCTTCTGACTGCATCATTGCCTTGTCGGTTTCAAGCTTCAAAAGTCTCGACCAATTTCTATTGAAAAGATCAATTTGATCTTGAGTGAGCTGATCGATTGGAGTGCTTACCGTTTTCCCGTAAGTTGGTGATTGGAGCAATTTTCCAACCCCAGCTAACGTCGCCTGACCAACGGAACTAATAACTAATTTTCTTCCAACAAATCCAAGAAGACCAGTGCCAAGCGCAGCTCCCGGTCCGCTTGAAAGATATGCTCCTCCGGTAGCCAATGTGGCCAATGCCGGGACAATTGATTTCTTAACAAGGCTGTCCTTGTTGTCCATAACCTTTGCCAACTGATCCGCAATGGTGCTAATTTTTTCTACGCCTCCATCACCAAACAGTTGAGAAACGATGGCGTTGTATTCACCCGGAGAGTCTCCGCCTGCAATCAACGATTTCATCTTGTTGGTATCGATTGATTTTTTACCCTGAACAAGCGACTCGTTGACGATCCTTCCAAGCAGAATGTTCTGAAGATCTGCCTGAAGTTCCGGTCTGCTAGATTTGATCGCGGCAACAAACTCTTTAGTCCTAATTCGAGACGGAATGTCTCCAGAAGACGATTTCAAGAAATCGATAATTTCACCCGGCGGAACATTTACATCGTCAAACCTGCCAGTCTTTACGGTTCTATTTGCCAGCTTTTCAAACTCGGAAACTTTTTTAGCAGACTCAGTGACATAGTCGTTCAAGTCTTGAAGCATGGATTTTGCGTCAGGATTTGAAATGATTTGAGCCACCTCCTCGTTATCCAACTTTGCCCCGCTATCAACCTTGGCTTTTATGCTTATAAGTAAATCTCTAAACTCCTTTGGCTTCGCAAGAACTCCAGTCAGGGGTCTTTCGCTTTTTTGAAATTCTGCAAGGCGTTTGGTTACACCAGCTACTTCTTTTTCTTTTTGTGAAATCTCCTTTCCGGTTTCAGCAATTTTACCGCGCAACTCAGCGGCTTGCTGTGACGGCTCAGCTAAAACACCCTTAAGCTCAACATCTTCGTTTTTCTTTTGAAACTGGAAAAGCCTTTTTTTAATTTCCTTCTTTTTGTCGGAGTTTTCCTTTAAAAGATCTTCAGCTCCTGTTACGTTTTTTTCAACGTCTTTAGCAAGACTTTCGGATTCTTTTGTTAAATCGGTAAATTGCTTTTCAAGTTTTGAGCCTTCATCAATTAAAGACCCATACTTTGCGGCAACATCTTGAATTTCTCCAAATGCTGGAAAAAACTCTTCAACAACATTTCTTGAAATACCTTTGTTTTTTCCAGACTTTGCCTGAGTCAAAGCATTAAGAAAATCAGTCGGCTTTTCTCCTCGAATCTGATTGTAAATAAAATCTTTTAAAATTGGTTTTGCTTCTGTTTCCCACTTCTCCGCAAATGCCTCTTTCAATATTTCAAGAGTAGTTGATCCTTGTGGGCCAATAATTGCCGCTATGGATTCTGGTTTTCCTCCTCCTTCTCCAATATCCCTAAGAATCTTATTTGCAAACGATCCTTTAACCCTTCTCATGGCTTCTGAATGCAGCTTGTTCTCTTGTTCAAGCGCAGCTTTAAGTGGTGGATACTTTTCGAATGCAGCAGTTATTTGATCGTTTATGTTGTTTAATTCTCGCCAGCTTTCAAAGGTTCCCTGTTGAACCTGAGCATTAAAATTAAATTGTCTATAAATTTGAGAGCGTATTAAACGAAGATCTTCTAAATTTTTAGTCTCAAGAACAGTATCTCCATTTTTATCTTTTCTTCCTAAGTCAACCTCAACTGTTGCTTTTTTAAAATCTGGCCTAATTTTATCAAATCCTTTTTTTGATCGAGCATCAAGTTCGTCTACGATCTTATTCCAGTTTTCTCCAATTACGCTTCCAGCTTCAAAAGAACCAACTGGCTTTGAGGCAGCAAACCTTTCATCAAATCCATTTTCAATAGCTTTAATCTCTTCTTGATTTCTGAAAATTTGAGCTTCAATTCTTGTGCGATTTGCAACATCTGAGGCTGCAAGTTCAGACTTCTGCTTGTTCAACGCCCTTATCTCGCTAACAAGATCTTCAGATTCAAGTTGAAGACGATTCTCTGCCCTTCTAGCAAAAGCAACAGCTCTGCTATTTCTTGCATCAAGTATGTCTTGGGATTTTTGCTCGGCATCGGCCATCTGCTGTTCAAGGCTGGTTTTTTCAGACTTCAACGCTTCAACTTCGCCAGCAATCTCTTTCTTTTTTCTGGCTGCTCCAGCGGCTGCTCTTTCGCTTCTTTTTGAAATAAGAGAGTCAACTTTTTGAGTAGCTTTTTCTATAAGAAAATCGGACTGACGAATAACAGATTCAATGACCGCAGGATTGATTTCTGCATTACCAGAAACACGTTTCAGCTCTCCAACAATTGCTTGAGTCAAATCATTTCCAGAAAGACCGGAAGCGCGACCTTGCACAACTGATTGCGTCAAAAACGAATAAACATTGTCTGCAAACTGATCAAATTGTTCCTGACTAGAACCAGAAAACGACGGAGTGTAAACAGCATCTGCAACTTGACGAGCGAGTGCAGGGTCAATTCCTGCTTCATTTCCAAGTTCTTTTCTGATAAAATCAGCCCTTTCAGAAAGAGCTTTTTGAACAAACGGGCGATTAAACTCACCCACAAAGGCCGGAAAGTTAAAACCAGATCTTTTAGCGGCACCTACTCCACGCACTACCCCGGATAAACCCGGAAACAAAAGACCTCCAGTTAGAGTTCTAAGCGCAATTTCACCGCCAGTAACGTCTTCTCCTTGCGCTTCAATTCCAGCTTGAGCGCCAGATCTTGCTCCGCCGTATCCAACTTCTTTAAGCGCCTGAGCTTTAATCGAAGCTTGTTGGCCAACCCCAGTTTCTGAGGTCAGCGCTTTTTTTAAACCTTTCCCAGTTCCTTCTTTTGCAATTCCAAATGTAGGAAGAGCCTCAGCGGCAATTTGATATGGCCGCATTTTTTCTGGCTCTGCAAGTTGAGCTAAACCTTCAAGAGCAACATTAGCAATCATCTCGCCTCCAAGCGTTTGCGCGCCGGGAACAGCCATCAACGCAAGCGGACCACCATATCGAATTGCGCCTCCAAGGACTTTGCGTCCTCGTTTGTTCTCAAAATTTACAAGAAATTGCCTTTCTTGATCCGTGAAGTCTTCATCAGCCATCGGCTCATAATTGCCTTCGACATATTTTTGAAATTTTCTTGCGCTGTTCTTCCCGAGATAAAAACTCGCTGCCTCAACAAGCGAATCAGGGGGCGGCAATTTTGAACCATCAACAGCAGCTTTTAATGCCGCAGGAGAGCCAGCTTGCAAAAGCTGTTCGTCAGCATTTTTTGGAGCAGCAGTTTGTTGGAGGACTGGCGCTACAATTTGATCTGCTTGGTTGCCAGCGGGAAGTTCCTGTTCGGTAATTTCTCTAAGAGGCATGTTTATTCCTTGATGAAAACTTTGTTTCCGACACGAACGCGAGCGCCAACAGGAGCGTACGTTTCAGCTTCTTCCATTGAATTGAAAGTCTGAATGACGGGTTCTGCCGATTGAGCAGAAGCTCCCGATTGTTGGCCTCCAGATTTAACTTCTTCAAGCGCAACAATTCCAAGCGGAGATTCCATTCTTTTAATAGAATCCGAGAATAAACGCCTGGCGTTATCAAGCTTTCTCCTGAATTGCTCTGGATTTAATTTTGAAAAATCGGCATTTAAAACTCTTCCTGCAATTGCTTTGTCCGTGTCGCTTTGAACGCCTTTTTCGTTCAAAAGACTGCGAGAAACAAGAGACTTCAAAAGTTCTATGGAGCCTTCAATTTCAATCTGATCTTGATTAAGTCCAAGCCCAATACCTGAAAGTCCAAGAGATTGAGTTGCAGACTGAAAACCAGAACCTAATCCAAATGCGCTTTCAATTTGATCGTCTGTAATCTTGTCAATTTCACTGATAGCCGTATTTGCAGCCCTTATTCCGCCAATCAAATCCTGCCTAGTCTTTGCTGGTATTTCGGGTTTCAACTCAATTTCTCCATAGGGGCTAATTGAAACATCCTTGCGAAATTTTGTAGCTTGAGCCTTAAGAAACTGAAACGCCTCGTTTTTATTTTCAGGAGAAGCCGCTTTCCAATCTTCAACAGCAGCTTTAAGAGGCTCACGTTGAAAAAGTTTTGCTTTCTGTGCTGCCGCCAACCCTTTGATTGCCGCATCTTTAGCGTTTTGATCTGCGGCAGGAGCAGCCAAAATTGCCTCTGGGGTTCCAAGAGCCATCAATGCTCTGACCTCTTTAGGGAATTGCTCAGCCTGCTTTGCGGTAAAAATCGAAATAGCTTGAGCTTTAACCTCTGGGGTTTCAGACGATGAATTTATTGCGGCTACACTTCCATAATCAGCAAGCTTTGATGCCTTTGAAAGATTTTGGCTTCCTTGAATCTTTGGGCCAAGAATTGAATAAATCTGCCTTATTTTTTGAGGATCAAGATTTCCATACTGATCAAGACCATTGTTGTTATCCCAAAGAACATCATACTGATTATTTTCCTCGGCCCATTTGTTTGCAATGTTGAGTTGATTGGCTAAAGCACTCTTGCTTGCAGCCAAGCCTTTCATAAGTTTTGAACGCTCGGAATAATCATCAAGCTGCTGACGATACTGGTTTAGAATTGCTTGATTCTTAGCCGACTTAACCGGCCTAAAAGTCGGGAACGGCGCGTTTGGATTTAAAAAAAACGTATCAACCGACTGAACATTGTAGTTCATGTTGTCAACGTCAGCCAAATCGTCTTCTTGATCTTTCATCGCACGACCTAGCGCAAACGTCTGAACCTTATTCTGAAGATCCGCCTGACGCTGGCGCATAATCTGATCCGCCGTTTGCACCTGCAATTGCTCCATCATCCGCTTCTGCGTCTGTGCGCGGTCGTAGAGGCTTGCGCCTAGCTCAAATGCTTTAAGAGTTTCGTCGGCCATAAAATTAGCGTCCGTAGTTTGAGGAGCCGTACTCCGGGAATAGACTGGTAGAAAGCGGCGTGATATCCGACCTCGTCGGAGTCGGTGCGTAGAGATTCGGATAAATCTCAGGATCGTTCTGAGGATTGTACGAGCCAGAAGAATATCTTCCCGGCATCTGCTGCATCAATCCACGCTGTGTGTACGCTCCTCCAGCGAATCCACCGGCAGAAGAAATCGCGCTTCCAAACGCTGCCATCGTAGGATCGGGCATTGCCGCCACTTGAGCGGCGGTCATATCGCGATTGTACTGAGCAGTTTGCTGCTGCTGCATCGCTCCAATGCGCTGACCGGGAGTGATAAACATGCTGCTGATTGAGAACGGTTGCGCCATTCCAAACGTCCGCTGTTGCTGGATAAAGTTCTGAGCCTGAGCAAGACCTTGATTCTGAATCTGCATCGCTGTCAGACCAAAGTCGCGAGCGAGCAAATTTGTTCGAATGCCTGACGCATCTTTAAACCCTCCACCAACCGCCCGACCAGCGACAGCTCGTTGAAGCTGCGATTGAACATCTTGCGAAACCTCGCCACGCAAAGCTGATCCGATATTCTTTCCAGCTTGTTGAATCAACTGATCGTAACCGGGAATCGCACGACGAAGCTGCGCCTCAAGCTGTGACTGCTCGGCGGCGGTCGTCTTGGTGGCCAATTCAGTCGCCGATTCCAACGATCCAATATTCTGCTGGATCGCCTGCTTCTGTTCTGCCGCAAAATCAATCGGCTTGAACGCCGGAACCTTTGGCTTGCTGCCTTTGCTCAGCAAACCGCCAAGCAAACTCGTTCCACCAAGGATTGCTGCACCACCTAGAATAGCTCCCATAAATTAAAAAACCTCCTTCACAAGACGGTTGCCGTTCTCAATCGAGAACACCTTTTCAGGTTCGTGACGTTGGATGTTCATGGTAATCAGACGTGCAGCTTTCTCCTCGGGAAAAGCTCGCTCGTTATGAAAGCAATGAATCCATATCCGACGCAAAGTATCCACCTTAAAAAGTTCCCCTTCTCCGATTGTCATCACGCTGTTCGACGCGGCCCATTTGTCAGCGTATTCGCGAAGCATCTGAACCGAAGGCAAATGAACCTCGTAACCAAATCGCTCGGTGCATTCTTTGGCCGACGATTCCGCGTCCTTCTTGACGTACACCTTGACCGAGTCATGCACGATAGCCTTCGGAAGATATCCGTAGGTCGAGCAATCAGCGACGTACTTGTAACGGTTCCGGTAATCTTCAATCGACTTCTGCCAATTTGAGTCAGTCGCACCCTGCTCATGTAGGCCAATGCAATCATTCTCCAGCGAAAAAAGGACCGACATGAATGCCGATCCGAATCGTGGCAACCCGCAGATTTGAAAGAGTTTACCGTTCATTTTTCATGCACAAAGATGTCCAAGCCGCTGTTCGAGCTAACACGAAGATGGCCGACTCTGAACCGTGAATCATTCCCAGTTCGTTGCAAATCACTGCGCTGTAAAGAGCCGCATTCGGATGAACGTCTTTTCCGACTTCTTTCATCCAACCATGAAGCTGCTTGATGCGGTCGTTTGCCTTCTTGAAGTCCACCTCAATAATCTCGCGCACCCGACTCCACGCTGGGTCGATGCTGTCCTTGAAGAACGAGTTCCCGAAACCGGGAATTTTCATGCCGGACAATATGGCCGACTTCAAAGATCGCTCGTCGAATTTCTCGTAAACGAATCGAGCAGGACCAATCGGACCATGAGCATCGCCAAGAGTAAGGATAGCGGAAGCAATTGCGTTGGTTAGCTGCGCGCTACCAAAGAAAGCGTTCACCGCAGCGCCAGAACTAGCGTTCTGATTATTCCGAGCAGCCATGTCGTGCGCGTCAAATACAGCTTGAAGCAACTCCAGTTTCTTTGGAGTCACTTCTTCCAGCGCAAAGTCGATGTTGAGTTTTAGAACCATTGCGAGAATCCACCGCCGTTTAGTCCGACGCCGACCATTCGGATCGTAGCAACCGCATCGCCTAGGTACTGCATGGTCTGCTCTTGCACAGCTTGAACAGCCTTTGCTTCGTAGGCCACTGCTTCCTGAATCAAATCGTTCTCCTCCTTGCGAATCGCCATAACCATCAGCTTGATGGCGTCAGGACTCGGCGGAATGAGGTAGTCATTGACGCTCGTTGCGTTGATATGGCGCATCTTCGCCATGACCGTCACCGGCTTATCCTCGTCGTTGTTACAACGATCCGTCAGGTAACTGCGGCGATACTGCGGCAAAGTTTCATCAGGGTCGTAAACTGCCAGATCAAGCTCCAGCAAGGTCGTCGCATTGTACTCGTACAACCGGCTCGACGTGTTGGTTGCCTGACGAATGACGCCGGTCAGCGATATGAACTTCTTGGTCGATTGAACGTACGGAAGAGCGAGCGTCAGCTTCTCGCCGTCGATCCATACGCCGCCAGACAGTGTGCGAATCCATTGCCCGTTCTGATCGACACCTTGCAGGGTGATGGTCTTGCCAACATCTGAAGCGTCACCGGGATAGACTCGGATGAAGCTGTTCGTCCCGCCGGACATGTCGCGGTAAGAAACCACAGTGCCACGATCCACAAGCTGCTTGCCGACGCACGCGCCATTGTTCTCTCCGAGCAGTCCGTATCCGCTTTCCTGAAACTCGAACCATTGATTGCGAACCGTTCCTACGCCGCAGCAATCGGCTACCGACTCGATGGTTTCGATATGACGCGGCCAAGTGATGCACCCTCCAACCGTGTGAATAGTGAAGCGTCCGTACGCGCCTGCCCACAACCCCTTGTGCAGAAGCCGTCGGCACGCCTGATTGATGTAGTCGTAAACGCGAGGGTCATCGACGCAGACGCCGATTACACGGGCGATTGTCGAGCGAATGTCCTGAACGATTAGCTTCATTTGGTGTAATAGATTCGGTTCGTTCGCTTGATGAAGTAAACACCGTAGAACGGAGGCAGATTGTTGTGGCCGACAGCGTTCTGGGTATCGTTGCCAGTCTTGTCGGCGCTAGTGGTTCCAATGTCGCCAGTAGTAATACTTGGTCCAGCTCCTCCGCCACCGCTTCCAGCAGCACCTTGAAGGATCTGTGTGGGGTACGAACCGAGTCCGCTCCACGACTTGTTGACGAGGTAATAATCGTCGTTTGCCGGAGCAATCAACTGAGCAACACCATGCGTGTGTTCGTTGAACGGAGTCTCAGGAACCGTTAACGTGTGCTTGTCCTCGCCGACAATTGATGTGGCAGTTGCGGTTCCATTGACAGCAACCGAACCACTCGACGCAAAAGCACCAACACCGACCGGGAATCGAGCGTCAAACGAGGTATCAACCATCCACATCGCTCCGGTGTAATTAGTCGGAGTGCCGGAAGTTCCATCGCCGCCGTCGTACGAAAGAAGATCCGTAGTCGTTCCAACAAAGATGCGACGATCATAACCATTCGCTGCAACCGGATTTTTATAAACCCAGAATCCCTGATCAAAAATCCACCACTGCCCATCTTGATCAAGCCACGGATAAATCCGATTATTGATTGATGGAAACGTCGGCCCAAAATTGAAGAACGAGTTTCCAATCGTGCTGTTGAAAACGGCTTGCGTGCCTCCGATGATATCGTTGGCCAAGTTCTGGTAGTTCAACGGACAATAACTCACCGGAAGACTTGGAGGTGTAAGCG